ATATCTGGTTCTGGTGGTATTGGTAAAGCTTTATTTGGTGGTGCTTTAATTGCCTTAAGTTTTGGTGTTGGTGGTTTATTTACAGCGCCGTTAATTCAATCAGGTACTTTTAGTTTTGCGGCTGCGGGTTTGGGTGCAAAAGCAGCTTTTGGTATAGGTGCTGGATTAGTTTTAAGTGGTGTAAGTGATATGTTGTTTCCTACACCTAAAATGCCACAATTTAGTTCTGAGCAAGACCCAAGATTGTCTTTTAGTTTTAGTGGTACACAACAGACAAGTCGTGCTGGTACACCAGTTCCTTTAGTCTATGGTGAAATTTTCACAGGTTCTGTTGTAATAAGTTCTTCAATTGATACTGAACAGGTACAAGTATGACCGACAATAAAAAAATTATTCGTGGTTCATTTGGTGGAGGTTCAAAACCCTCTCCACCACCGCAACCTACAAGAACACCTGATACCTTACACAGTAAGCAGTTTGTTACATTTTTAGATTTAATTTCTGAAGGCGAGATAGAGGGAAGTGCATCTGCATCAAAAGAAGGAATTACTGATAAAACATCTACAGCATACAAAAATGCTTACCTTAAGGATGTTTTTTTGAATGACACACCAATATTAAGGTCAACAGCATCATCTTCAAACCCAGATGATGTTGATTTTAACTTTAAAGATGTCACATTTAATTCAAGACATGGTACTGCAAGCCAAACAAAAATAAGTGGTGTTGAAAGTTCTTCTTCATCTACACCTGTAGGTATTGAAGTAACACAAGCTTCACCAGTAACAAGACAGATTACAAATACAAATGTTGATCGTGTAAAAGTTACAATTACATTTCCACAAATACAAGTAGCAAAAGAAAACGGAGATTTGTTAGGGGATACAGTCCAATTTAAAATTTCTGTTCAATATAATTCGGGTGGTTTTACAGATGTACATACCGATACTGTAACTGGAAGAACTGCTGACGCATATCAAAAAGATTTTTCTATTGAAATTACTGGGGCCTTTCCTGTTGATATACGAGTTTCAAGAATTACTGCGGATAGCACTAGCAGCAGTACAGTAAATTCATTTCAATGGACAAGTTTTTCAGAAATAATTGATGTTGCTTCTACATATGCAAACTCCGCTTATAACGCAATTAGATTAGATTCACAACAGTTTGGTTCAATACCATCAAGAAAATTTAGGATTCGTGGGATAAAAGTAAGAATACCGGGTGCTGGTGCTTCTAGCAGTGGCACACCAAGCGTTGATTCTGCAACTGGTCGTATTCAATATCCTGATGGATATATTTTTAATGGTGTTATGGGTGCTGCTGTCTGGACTTCTTGTCCAGCTATGGTTTTATTAGATTTACTTACAAATACAAGATATGGTTTTGGCGATCATATAACAGACAGTAATCTTGATTTATTTTCTTTTGTAACTGCCAGTAAATATGCAAATAGTCTTGTAGATGATGGATTAGGTGGTCAGGAGGCTAGGTTTAGTTGTAACGTAAATATTCAAAATTCTTCTGAAGCTTTTGATTTAATAAATGAATTGGCTGGTGTAATGAGATGTATGCCAATTTTTACTGCTGGTTCAATAACTATCACTCAAGATTCTCCAAAGAGTGCAAGTTATCTTTTTAATCTTAGTAATATAACGTCTGCTGGTTTTAATTATTCTGGCAGTAGTTTAAAACAAAGACATACTGCTGTAGCTGTCTCATATTATAATATGGACAGTCAAGATGTAGATTATGAGGTTGTAGACGATTCTACTGCACAAAGTAAATTTGGAATTATTACAAAACAGGTTAAAGCTTTTGCATGTACATCAAGAGGCCAAGCTGCAAGGCTAGGTAGAGCAATTTTATTTGCAGAGCAAAATGAATCAGAACTTGTTAGCTTTACAACTTCAATAGATGCTGGTGCTGTAGTAAGACCGGGTGCAATAATTGATATAAATGACCCTGTTCGTGCTGGTGTAAGAAGAGGTGGTAGACTTGCTGGTGTAACTTCTACAACTGTTGTTACTGTTGATGATACAAATGCAACAGATTTTGCTGTAGATGCTTCTGGAAATCCTGTAGGTGATGCAAAATTAAGTTTAGTTTTACCAGATGGAACTGTTGAAGTAAAAGATATAAGCAGTATTTCTGGTGCCACAATAACAGTATCAGATGCTTTTTCACAGACACCAAATGTAAATACAATTTGGATAATATCAAACGTAACAATAGAATCACAGAAATTTAGAGTAATAACTGTAGAAGAACAAGATGGTATCAATTATTCAATTACAGCTTTATCTTATGTTGAAGGAAAGTATGCATTTATCGAAGATGGTACAGCATTACCAGCAAGAAATGTAAGTATTTTAAATGAATTAAAAAACCCACCAGTTGGACTTACAGCACAAGAAACTATTGTACCCATTAACAACCAAGCAGTATCAAAAATATTTATTAGTTGGCAACCAATAGTAGGTGTTATTGAGTATCAAATAAACTATAGATACGAGAATGGAAACTTTGTTTCTGAAAAAGTTTCAAGACCTGATTTTGTTATTTTTAATAGTCAACTTGGAACATATGAAATACAAGTATTTAGTTATAACGTACAAGGCCAACTTTCAGCTACATCTACTGATTTAACATTTGAAGCTGTTGGTAAAACAGCAGTACCACAAGATGTTACAAATTTAAGAATCGAACCAATATCAGATCAATTTGTAAGATTACGTTTTGACAAAGCTACAGATGTAGATGTAGTTCATGGTGGCAACGTAGTTGTAAGAGCATCTAATATTGCAGATGGTACAGCAACTTTTACAAACTCTGTTGATGTAATTCCAGCTTTGCCCGGAAACGTTAGTGAATCTATTGTTCCAAATATTGTTACAGGGGAATATATTTTAAAATTTAGAGATGACGGTGGCAGACTAAGTGCTGGTGAGACATCTGTAATAGTTACAAGTCCTGATCCTTTTCCTAAGTTAGTTGTTTTAGAGGATAGAGAAGATACTGACGCAACACCTTTTGCTGGCACAAAAGTTGATTGTTTCTTTTCTGATGATGTTAATGGTCTTGTTCTTGGTTCTCTTGAATTGCTAGATGGTGTTACAGATTTTGATGCTATCGCTGATTTTGATTTTCTCGGTGCTGTTGATATTACTGGTGGTTCTTATGATTTCGCAAATACTTTAGATTTAGGTGGAAAACAACCTTTAAGACTTCGCAGACACATGGTTACACAAGGTTTTTATCCAAATGATTTAATTGATAAAAGATCAGCAAATATTGATACTTGGACAGACTTTGATGGTGCAACAGCTTTTGATGTCGGCGCATCTTTATTAGTAGCTACAACTGATATTGACCCCGATACATCAGTTTCCGCAACTTATGGGCAAAGTGGCACGACAATAACAATCACAAAAAGTTCGCATGGATATTCTGTTGGCGATTTTGTTGTTATTGATTTTACTGCTGGTAGTGCAACAGATGGTAATTATGAAATAGTTACTGTTCCAAGTTCAAGTACTTTTACAGTCACTTCAGCAACAAGTGCAACAATATCTGCTGGAACCGCTTGTACATATGGAGCAAACTTTTCAAGATTTAATCCTTTTGTAAATGGTACTTATGTTGGTCGTGGTTTTAAATTTAGATGCGAAATGGATTCAGATGACCCTGCACAATCAATAGAAATTGATCAGCTTGGATATACAGCAGAACTAGAAAGTAGAACAGAAACAAGTCTTGGCAATGCAGGTGCAAGTGGTGGTGGAATTATATCTTCAGGAACCTCTCAAAAATCAGTAACATTCACAAACACATTTTTTACTGGCAACACAGGAACTGGTGTTGCTGCAAATTCTGTTTTACCATCTGTTGCTATTACTATTGAAAATGCACAAAGTGGTGATTTCTTTGCTTTATCATCTATAACAGGTAGTGGTTTTAATATAGATATAAAAAATGGCTCAAGTCATGTAGATAGAGAATTTAAATATACTGCAACTGGTTTTGGTCGAGGCTCTTAAATTATGATAACCTTAAAGAAAAATTAGAGTAAAATGGCTACCCACGATTACGTTATAGATAATAGTACAGGTGCGAACGTTCGTAGTGACTTGAATAATGTATTACAGGCGATATTAACAAATAACAGTTCTGGTTCTGCTCCCAGTACTACTGCTGCATATATGTTGTGGGCTGATACAAGTAATAATTTATTAAAAATGCGTACTGGTGGTATAACTTCTAGTGCTGATGCGACAATAAATTCTATAACTGTTGGTAAAGGTGCAAACTCTGTTGCTGGTAACACTGTTCTTGGAGAGACAGCTTTAGATGCTTCTGTGTCTGGTGGACATAATACTGCTATTGGTAAAGATGCCTTAACTGCTTTAACTTCAGGTGCTAGTAATGTAGCCGTAGGTTCTGCTGCCTTAGATGCTAATACTACTGCGAGTTTTAATGTTGGGGTTGGTTTTAGCTCACTAGGAGCTAATACAACAGGTGATAGAAACGTGGCATTAGGATACGAGGCTATGTTTACTAATACTGTTGGGGATAGAAGTGTTGCTATAGGTATGCAAGCTTTATATACCCAGAACCCTGCTAGTAATGCAGATATGAACAACATAGCAATTGGTCACGCTGCTGCTTTTAGTACTACAACAGGTACTAATAATACTGCTATTGGAACAAGTGCTTTATTTGCAAATACATCTGGTACTAATGGAGTTGCTGTAGGTAAAGATGCTTTACTATCAAACACAACTGGAGCGCAAAATACAGCAGTTGGTACAAGTTCTTTAGATGCAAATACAACAGGTCAGTTTAATGTCGCACTTGGGCAAAGTGCATTAGGTGGAAATTCAACAGGAAGTAATAATACTGGACTTGGTAGAGGTGCAATGGAAGCAAATACTACTGCCAGTAACAATACGGCTGTAGGCTACAACACATTAGCAGCAAACACAACTGGGACACAAAACGTAGCTGTTGGAGCTTTTGCTTTAGACGCAAACACTACAGCAAATAACAATACAGTAGTTGGTTATAATGCTTTATCAGCAAACACAACAGGTACTGCTAATACTGCAATTGGTACTGCTGCTTTAAATGCAAACTCTACAGCAGACAATAATACAGGCGTGGGTATGAATGCTTTGCTAGTTAATACAACTGGTACACCAAATACTGCTGTAGGATCTTTTTCGTTACAATCAAACACAACTGGCGACGCTAATACAGCATTAGGTAGTAGTGCTTTACAGGAAAATACAACAGGTTCTAATAATACTGCACTTGGTAGATCTGCATTGATATTAAACACAACTGGTTTTCAGAATGTGGCAGTAGGTACTTTTACTTTAGATGCTATTACAACTGGTAATTCCTGTACTGGGGTGGGATACGCTGCTTTATCAGCTAATACAGCAAATAACTGTTCTGCCTTTGGTACTAACGCTCTTATTGCAAATACTTCAGGTGTTGATAATAATGCTTTTGGTGCAGCATCTTTAGCAGCAAACACAACAGGTTTAAGAAACCAAGCATTTGGTGTTTCTTCATTACAATCTAATACAACTGGTGAAGGTAATAATTCTTTTGGATATGCTGCTTTATCAGCCAATACAACTGCAGATAATAATTCAGCCTTTGGGCATAATGCTTTACTGGCAAACACAACTGGTACTGAAAATTCAGCTGTAGGTGCTTTTGCGTTAGATGCTAATACAACAGGTATTAGAAATATTGCCGTTGGAACAGGAGCATTAGGAGCGAATACAACAGCAAATGAAAGTACAGGAATAGGTTATGCAGCTTTAAATGCTAATACAACTGGAGCAAACAACACCGCTGTAGGATCTTTAGCTTTAAGTGCCAATACAACTGGTCGTATCAATACTGCCGTTGGAAGCAATGCTTTAGCAGCAAACACTACAGGAGATTTTAATGTAGCTGTAGGAGGATTCGCTTTAGATGCAGTTACAACAGGGGTAAATAATGTAGCTGTAGGTACAAGTGCTTTAACTGT